GGTCACCGTGATCACGGGCGAGCCGTTGGCAGGCACCGGGATGGCCGCGAAGATCCCGGTAAAGGCACCGTTGCCGCTGTATTCGCCCGTGTTCCAGTGCGCGTGGTTGATTCCCCATCCGGTCGACAGGGTCACCGTCGCCCGCGTGCCCTCGAAATAGGAGTCCGCGCAGACCGTGATCACCAGGGCATCGCCCGCGACGCACGAGATCGGCCCGGATACCGCCGACGACGAGCCGACACCGCCATCCACGTGCCCGCGGTAGGTGGCATTCAGTGCCATGTGTCGGGGCCCCCGTCCGGCAGGCTGAGCGCGCCGCCTGCGGCCGTGGGTGCCGTGGGCGGCACCAGCACACCCGGCAGCCCTGTGCGATGCTCAGCGACGCTCAGGGCCCGCGCCGGGTCAGGGAGAGGCCCGGCGCCGGTCATGAACCGGACCACGCCCGCGATGATCGCGACGTCGGCCGCCGCGAACCCGGCCAGCATGACCGCCGCCAGGTTCATCCACGAGAGCCCGAGCAGCACCGGCACGCCCGGCACGCCGCCCGCTCCCATGATCGAAAAACTCGAGGTTGACACGCCCATGTCAAGCCCTCGCAAGCTGGAGCTGACCGGTCCGGACCAGGTTCATCAGCATCGAGGACAGCGCCGAGTCGGCCCCGGGGGCGACTTTCAGCTCCAGCTTTCCGCTGGCGCCGATCGAGAAACGGTCATTGTATTTACCCATGTTGGCGGACATGCCTTTCCAGGACAGATCCTCGAACATGCCCTGTCCGCTGGCGAGCCGCGCTTGCAATTCCTTTGCGGCCGAGAGCAGGCCGGAGGCCCCGGGGCCGAGCGCCTTGGCGAACACGTCGTTATAGTTCGCCATATTCGCAGACATACCCTGCCAGGACAGATCCTCGAACATGCCTTTACCACTGCCGATACGGCCCACCAATTCCTTGGCCGCATTCATCATGTCGCCCGTGCCGCCGAGCGTGTTGGACACCCCGGCCATCGTCGAGGCCGCGATCTCTTTGAGCTGCGGGACCATTGACATGATGCCGTCAATGAATCCCTGAATGAGCGACTGTCCGCGGTAGAGGGTCCAGCCCTGCCCGGAGAACGGGCCCTCTTTGGCGGGGGACTGCGGGAACGGGTTGGACGCCGCGTCGACCGCCACGGTGCCCGCCTGCCGCGCGCTCTCGACCTTGGACTCGACGCCCTTATTGAACCCGTCGATCAGCGAGGCGCCGGAGTTATACAGCGTCTTAGACGTGTCCCCGATGGCGTCGATGATCATCTTGGGGAAGTTCTTGAACCAATCCAGGACGGATTGCCAGATGGCCTTGGCACCCTCCCAGAATCCGTTAATGAACGCCTTACCCTTTTCGACCAGCGCGTTAGTCATATCGCCGATGGCCTCGGTGGCCCGCGTGGGGAAGGTCTTGACCTCGGCCACGATGGCGCCGATGCGCTCTTTGATCGCTGCGAACATGGCATCCCAATGCCGACGGGCGATCTCCGGCAGTGACGCGAATGCCTCGATGCCCGCGCGGATCTTGGCGTCCGCGTCCGCGAAGGCCGCTTTGATCTCCTCCCAATAGGTCCGCCAGCGGACCGAGAGCTGGGCGAAGTTCTCCGCGATCTTGGTCCCGTAGTCGATCAGTCCGACGAACTCGGTGACCAGGAACTTGATCGCGGGAATCAGCACATCGTTGATCACTCCCGAGACCAGCGGCATGGCGTTGTTCGCCATCTCCAGCAAGGGCGGGATGACCGGGAGCAGCGCCTTGGTCAGCTCTAGCGAGCCCTTGACCAGCTCCAGGAACAGCGGGGCCAGAGTGCGGATGACCTCGGCGAGGAGTGGGCCCGCCTCCTGCGCGATCTGCCCGATCACCGGGGCCATGTCGCGGAACGCCTGGGCCACCACGGGGATCACCGGGCGCAGTCCGTCGGCTAGTTCCTTGGCCACGATGGCCAGCACGGGGCCAAGCTCGCGCAAGATCGGCGTGATCGACTCCATGAGCATCCCGCCGAACTCGGCCAGCAGCGGGAGCAGCGCGTTGATCACCGGGAGCATGGCGTCGAGGGCCGCGGTGAGTAGCTCGGAGATGTCCTTACCGAGCGGGCCGATGTACGGCGCGAGCGTCTTGATGATCGACAGCAGGCCGTCACCGAGGGCCCGCACGACCGCCATGAGGGACGGCTCTAGGGCAGCGAACGCCGGGCCGAGCGCGTTGGAGAGCTGCGCGATGAGCTGGCCAAGGTAGATCAACAAGTCCTTGGTCAACTTGAACAGGGCATCGAGGCCCTGCACCGCGCCCGGGGTGCCCTCGGTGAGCGCTGCGAAGAATCCGCCGATGCCGGTCCCGAGCGTGCCGAGCCCGCGGGAGAATGCCTCGACGATCGGCATCCCCTTCTGGAGCGCGACCTCGAACCCGGGGAGTGCATTCTCGACCAGCGCAATAAGCCCGTCGGTCAGCGGGGCCATGTATTGCGAGGACAGTTTGAACATGTTCATAAGCTGCGGAGTCAGCCGGTCAAAGGTGGCCGTCAGCTTGTCCGCGAGGATGAGTAGCTCACCCTGAATAGACGCCGTCATATGGCCCATCTGGTCCATGACGTGCGTCTTTAGTTCGCTAAATCGATTCTTGACGATATCGGTCTGCGCCGCCGCCGCGATGCCGATACCGAGGAACGCGCCCGGCACCAGGACGAGCGCGGCCGACGCGGCAGCCGCCGCCGCCCCGATCCCGCCGAGCACGCCGACGGACGCGCCGAGCCCGCCGACCATCATCCCGATGCTGGAGATGGCCCGCTTAAGATCATCGACGTCGCCCTTGAATGTCAGCGTGACCGTGGGGCCGCCCGCGAGTGCCATGGCTCAGCCCCGCGGATTCCAGCCCGAGCGCCGCGCTGCCTCGCGCAGACCCTCGTGCATGAGTGGCTCTAGCCCCGGCTTGACCGTTTTCAAGATCGGGAACAGGTAGCGCCCGCCCTTGATCCACGTGCGGTGGTTGGAGTTGTGCCGCCCGACGTTGCCGCCGAAATCCAGCCACCCGACGTACGGGAACCGGACGCCGCCCTCGCGGACCGTGGCGCGCAGCCCGGGCGGGTGGTCGACCTCGACGGAGCTGCGCGCGTGCCCGGCCTCCACGGGGCCCATCGGCAGCGCCAGGCGCAGCCGGGCCGCCACGGACTCGGCCGCATCGTTGCCGATGTCGTCGAGCTGCTGAGTGGCTTGGATCTCCAGCGAGGCCAGGGCCACCCGGACCAGCTCGACCCCGGACACCTCCACATCGATGTCACGACGCGCCACGGCGGATCACCTGCTCGCGGCAGCGAGCTGCGACTCTTGCCGCCGCCTGCCGAAGTAGATCATCCATTCGATGAACTCCTGATTGCTCATTCGTTCCGTGAGGTCGTAAACGGTCATCCCGAGTTGGAGCGCCAGGAAATGCGCGAACTCCGTTTCAGGACGCGCCTCGAAATCGTTTGTATGCTGCCTTTCCCGCGCCGATGTCCATTCCCGACAATTCGAGAATGGCGTTCACGATGATGATCATCTCGCCCGCCGCGCTCGACGCCTGCCACTGCGCTACCTCGCGCTTGGTAAACGTCGGCTCGACGCACGCCAGCGAGATGACGGTCTGCTCCATCTCGGCCGCGGGAATCTCCTGCGCGTACATTTTCAGCGCCTCGGCCCGGGACAGCGGGCGCACCTTGATCACGCCCATCCCGGGGATGGGGACCGAGGTCACGCCGAACGCGCGCCCGCCGAGTAGCGCCGCCTTGTCGACGACCGGCGCCTCGTCCTCGGCCGCGATGGGCCCGCGGCCTAGGTAGATCTGACCGTTCTCGGTGGTCTCGGTGGCCTCGATGTCGTCAGCCATTGCTCTGCCTTTCCGTCCGATGAAAGGGGTGGGTTAGACGGTGGTCGTCACGACCTCGCCGGACCCCTGGAACTCCGCGGTGAACTTGATCATGTCCGCGACCGGGGCCGCCTCGTTGTACGAGGTCAGCACGCCGTCGAAGGTGCGCGTGGGGTTGCCCGTGCCCGAGCCCTCCACCTTGTAGATGATCTCGACGGTGGTCCCGACGACGTCCTCCAACGTGGCCCGCGGGCCCGCTGCGGCATCGTCGTAATTGCCCTCCATCTTCATCGAGGACTCTTTGAGGCCACCGGCGAAGACCTTGAAGTCCTGGCCGAATGTCGTGACGTCATGCGCCTCGGCCTTGATCTCGAACTCGCACGAGGTACCAAAGACACTCATGTCCGCGCCATCGACCGAGATGACGGTCCCCTTGCCGTGTACGAACGCCATTATCTAACCCTTTCCTACGATGCGTACCCGGAAGGTGGCCGTCAGCAATTCGACGCTTGCCACCGACATAATCAGGAATTGTGAATCTTTAACGTGGGCGAAGTCGTAAACGCCCGACGGGTCATGCGTCTCGATCGCCTGTTTCACCGACCGGGCGCCCGTGCCGTTGACGTAGTGGCCGAGCGCCCGCGCCGAGCTACCCGCGTCCACCCGGCCGA